TGCAAAGTTCGTGCCGGCGTCTAGGCCGACCTGCATGCCGTGGCCGGTCGATGCCAAGGACACCTGATTCGCAGACGGCGCCCGGATCACGCTGACCGACAGGGGGTTCGGCAGGTCGCTGTTGGCAATCGCCGCGCCGACCGTCACCCGGCCCGCCGCGTCCACGGTTACCTTGCAATAGGTGCCAGCGGTGACGCCGGAGTTTGCGAGAGCGGTCGCCAGAGCGACGTTTCCAGACCCGTTAAAGGTCACGCCCGTTGCCGTCACCGGGCCGGTCAAACTGAAGGTCCGCGCGGTGTCAAGAAGCGTCGCCCGCGGGGTCAGACCGGTCGTCCCGTTCAGGTCCATGATTTCGACCCAAGTCGGGATCAGGTCCTTCAGTTGGTAGATGATTTTCTGATCGGTTCGATAGCAGAACATGCCGATGACCAAGCTGGCGGTCGGGAAGGCGGTCCCGCTGTTGTTCGAAGCGTTCGCGTCGTCCCGCTGAAGCAGCGGTCCAAGGCTGTTCTGAAGCGTGTCGGTGGCGAGGATATTCGGGTAATTCTGCGACATGTCTTCCCCTCAATAGCCCGTTGCCGTCCAGCTTGCCGTTCCGCCCACCATCGTCCCCGAAGCCGAAGCATCCCGCAAGGAAACGTCGAAGCTGGTTGTCGTCAGGTTTGTCACTTTCGGCACCATAGGGACTGCGCCTATTATAGGCGTAACCGTTAGATTTGGGACAGTGGTAAATGGTTTAGGGAAGGTGACTGTTGCCGCCCCCAAGCTTGAGACGGTCTTGGTCCCGGTCTGATAAATGTCGGGAACGTCGACATAAAGGGCGCCAGAAACGACCGACACCACCAGCGAAGGATCGTCGACTTTGACGTTCATCCAGAGGATCGCATTCTGGAATTTGTAATCGGCAGGGACGAGTTCTTGGAAAGGCCGATATCCGACCGGGGTCCGCGTCTTGGCAGCGGTGGTGAAGATGCTTGCCGACATGGCGACAGACCGGATTTCGATGTTCCCGAGAACGCCGGGCGCGCGCAGGATCGACCCGTTGTAGGCCCGCATCCCGCCCAGAGGGCCGATATCGGCGCCCGCATTGTCGACAGCATAGGTCGTCAGCCCAGTCCGGGCGTTATACATGAACAGCCTCCGGTAGCCGACGTCTTGCGCGATGCCGAAGGTCAGAAGGTCATTAGGCTGAATGTCGACGTTGATCGCCAGCGGCAACCCGGTCGTCGGGGTCAGGACCATCTGGTTCAACGAGGCGTCATAGCGAAGATTGACGGAGTTCAGCGATCCGGTGGTTGATGACCCAAGCTGGAACAGCCCGAAATCGCCATAGGCTTGAGGGGATGGCCCGCCGTCATCCGTCGACGGGTCCGCCGGAATGCCCAGAAGAAACAGAAGATAGCTGCCGAAGTTCCAAGTGAACCGGAAGTCGAACAGGACGGTATAGGGACCGGTGAGGCTGACAGAGTTCCAGAGGATCTGGCTTTGGAGCGTGTCGATGCCCTGCCCCCATGTCAGGGTCTTGTAGACCGGGGTCCCGCTCGTCTTGGCCGTCCCCGCGCTGCCGGTGGTGGTGCCGTTCAGCGACCATGCTTCGACGAAAGTGGGCGGGACATAGGTCGCATCGGCGAGCGCGATGTAGGACGTCAGGCTGGCTGCCGATTCATCCGCGATAGCCCCGGCCCAAGATATCTTCCCGGCGCTGGACCAAGAGAACCGGGCCGTCGTCCAAGGCTGGCTGCCTGCGGTGATCGCGATCTTGGCGTCGATCCATGTCCGGGCCGTGTAGACCGCCGAAAGGCTGATGTTCTTGTAGAAGTCAGCGGACCCGAACAGGGCGCCGTCATAGGCTTCCTGCACCTGAAGGTAGGAGCCGCTGCCGCTACCGACGACGGCGAAGCTGTTCAGGCTTCCGGCCCAAGACGAGGTTGGAAGGTCATCGTCGAGGATGATGTTGACATGCGACGGGTCTTCGACGTCGCAGGTATAAAACAGGGCGTCGACCGAATAGAGTTTCGCGGCGCTGACTGCCTTGATCCAGAAGGTCGTCGTCCCCGGATTGCGGGTCGGCCATTTGACGGTGATGGTCGTTCCCGCGACCTTGGTGACGAGGCGCCCGGTCGGCCAGTCGACGCCTTCCCGGATTTCATACTGGACCCCAGTCCCGCTGACCAATGACCAGACAAATCGGACGTTGTCCCCTTGGGGATATGCGGTGAATTTTTCGACGTCATCCGGCGGCAGGATGGAGACGACGACCTTGGTCGGGCTGTCCGACATGTTGCCCAGAACGTCGACCGCCCTGATCTGAAACGTCTGGGAACCGGAAACCGTCACACCGATGAAGATCGACGTCCCGGAATGCTTGTTCGAAACGACGGTCGCGGTGTCCCAGTTCGCCCCCTGAACGATGGTATATTGCGAAACGTCGATTTCGGGGTTTGCGTCCCAGTTCAACTGGACCCCGTCGACGCGCGGGTCGGCGATAAAGCCTGTCACCGACCCCGGATGGGCGATCTTTCCAACGACGACATAGCCATCGACTTCGACCCAGTCAGAGGCGATGCCATAGGCGCTGATCGTATGGACCCGGAAGTCATAGGGCTGACCCTGCTGGACAGGCGCAAGGAAGATTTGCTTGGCCGTCAGCTTCTGGGCGCCGCCGTCGGTCCAGCTTGTCTTCCCTGTCTGGCGCCATTGGACGCCCCAGCTTTCCGCCGCGACCTTTCCGGATGGCTGGGTCCCCAGCGTAACGCCAATGCGATCCTGAAGGGTCCCGTCCGCGAGTCGCAGGACGACGCTTTCATTCGAGGCATAGGTAAAGACCGGCAACGGCGGGGCCTGCTGTTCCAGCGGGGTCTGATCGCTGACGTAGGTCTGAAATGCCGGAATGTCCCCAGTATCGGCATCCCAGACGCCGTCCTGCGCGTCGACCAAGGTCAGCTTGGCCGTCATTTCGCTGCCCGGTTCGATCTTCTTGACGATCATCGGGGCCATTTCGATTTCGTATTCGCCATAGGTCAGCAGGTCGCCGATCTGGGGGCCAGTCGCGGTCGGGATGGTTCCCTGAAGGTTGATCTGGGTCGAATAGTCCGACGTCGAGACGATGACCGTTTTATAGACAATCGACGTCCCGTCGGACAACCGGACGCGGACCCCGAAGGAAACCCCGGCATCGCGCTGGACTTCATTGTCGACCAGCAGGCCGGTGGTGTTTGCCCCGGCGGTGACAAGTCCGACGATCCGGGTCGTAACCAGCCCGATGCTGATAACGTCATGGGCCAGCATGACGTAGCTGCCCTGAGAGCATTTCAGAAATTCGACGTCCTGCGAAACCTGATGGGTATCCGGGCGAAGCTGTCCGACGGCGAGGAAGTATCGCGCGTCGCGCCATGCTTGCGTCGCGCTGGTGCAGTTTGGCATCGGCAGGACTTCAAATTTCGAGGCGTTGGTTTCGTCGAAGCCATCGGCGTAGACGATGATTTCGTCCGGCTGATAGCCATTGGCCGCGTTGACATACTGGACCCGAAGCGCATCCGGTTGGTCGATGAAAGCCCGCACGCCAGAATAGCCGAAGCTGTTCCGGGGGGTAATATGGGCTTCTGGGATCGTCTTCTTTATGTCATTGACAACGCTGTATTTTCCATCACGAATTGCGAAGTTTGCGCGCCCATGGGACGCGATCGCGCGAAGGGTGTTGATGACTGAACCGCCTTCAAATGTCCCGTCGAAGGACCAGTATTCTTCGTTGGCGTTGGGAGCGGTCAGGGCAGCCTGCTTCGCCCAATCCCGGATGGATGGCAGGTCGATCCTGTTGTTGGCGATCAGGGCGTCTGCGCCCCGGCGGCGCATGACGTCCATGTAGGACCAAGCCGGGCTGCGGCTGAGTTCCCAGAGGTAGCTTTGCCCGTAATGCTGGGTGACATAGCTTTCGACAATGCAGTTGATCGTATCCGGGATGCCGTTCAGTTGGTCGGTCGCTTTCATGCGGATGGCGATCAGCGCGCAGCCCTTCAGGTTGACCGGGTTCTGCCCCTTGATTGAGCGCAGGCAGGTCCATTGCGCGTCTTGGGCATAGGACCGATCGGGCGACAGCGCCGGGGTTAACCGCCGCATCTGGACTTCATACATTCCATTCGGAACCAGCCAATGCCCGCCTCGGGTCGTCGCCGTGCGGCTGTTGTCCTGCCCGACTACCTGCCCGTTGATCTGGGTCCCATCGGCGGTGTCGTTGCCATCCCAGACGACGTTATACCAAGTCGAGGTCCCGGCGAGGCGATACTGGATTTCGCAGGCAACGGTGATTTCGGTTGTCGTCCCGTTGTCTTCAAACTTCGCCAGCCCTGTCGGCCAAGTGACGTCGACGCCGATTTCGTCGCAGCCTTCTTCCGTCGTCCGGCTGATCCATGGGCCGGGGCTGTTGATGGGGTTTCCGTTGCTGTATCCTGCATCGGACAAGAGAATGTTGAAGTTTTCTTCGTTGACGACTTGAGTAAACAGCGTCTGGGCGGTGTCGTCCGCCTTGAGGGCGCCGATCTTGACCCAGTCGACTTCGAAGACGTCGCCACTGTTGTTGAATAGGGCAAGCCGCAGGCCGGTAATAGTTGACGCGGTCCAGTCCGCCGCGCCGTTCTGGGCGTCTGGCATATACCATTCGACTACGATCCATTCATCGTTGTCCGGGGATAGATCATCGATGGTGCAGCCATAGCTGCTGACGCTGTAGCCATGGCCGGACGTCTTCCAAGACAGCGCACCGCGCCATGTTGCGCCGGCGG